TTAAACAGCGGAACAGATTCGTAGTTAGGATTTACTGAGCCGGTGAGAATTTCGTTCACACCCGATCCCCTGACTGAGGCGATGATGATGCTCGATATAGGAGCCGGCAGTCCTGTTTCCGTCGGAGCGTTGGTCATTTGCAGTGCGGGGATCATATCGGAGCGGCCGGCACGGACCAACCTGGAACATGCCTCATCATAATCCAAGGCGAAACGGTGGTTCATGCAAGGCTGCGCTGAGAAATCAGGGTCGTCTTCTTTCCAGACCCCGAATTGGCCAGGCTCGAGCAGACGGGCGAATAATTGCCCCGATACATCGTTCCAGCCCATCTTGATGATCATCGTGTCAAAATTCAGCCCCCATAGGACGGCTTCGCCGAACGTATCCGCAATGCCGCTATCATGGACGTCTTCGTTCCAATCGTCTTGTAGCGCGAGAAACTGTTGGATCGTCGCTTCGTCGGCGTTCTTTGGCGGGGTGATGTTGTAAATAAGCCCATCGGATGAAAACAAAAACGAAGACACCAGCTTCATGTGGGCTTTGAGCCGGTTGAACTTTACTTTCTGTTCCTGGTCCTGCCCGTACAGGAAATATCTACGCCTGCGGTCGTAAAGAGACCTTCGGTCCTCCTGCGAGGCCATGCAGCACCCAATGACATACTCGACGAACTGCTGCTTCTCATGCTGGGCTGAGGGTATTTTCATACACAAATTCTTTCCAAGAGCCGTTTTCGTAAACGATTGGTTTGTCTTTACCGTTGGCGATCACTAAACGGCCCGCGAACATTATTTCCTTTACGTCGTCGTAATTTCTCTCTTTGTAATTATCCGGCAAGAGAGCAATAGCATCGCTGTAATTGGTCATTTTCATCCGTCATGTCTCCCGACAACGTTGGTCATTCCCTTGAGCATGTTACCTTCTTTAGCTCCCGACCATGATCCTGTCAGCGTTTTGGCCATGTTCGGCATGTTGATACAGGCACCTGATGCGGCGGCCGGAATAGGAACCGGCACACCACCGACATTCACTGTGGGGCCGGTTTGCTGTTGCGCCGATTGGTTTACTTTAACGCCCTTACCGTCTTTGTTGCTCATGTCCGTCATACCGTAGCGCTCGGCGACACGTCTTAGGTTGGCGTCTGACTGTTTCAGATGGGAGGTCACGGCCCCCTGCACGCGTTCCCAGCCTTCCTTTCTGCTCCTTGATTCTCCCCAATCTTCCAGCTTTATGGATTCACAGCTAGGGCATACGGCACGATCATTGAAAGCCACGAATATATGCGTGTACGAAAGCGAAGCGGCACCGACGCACTCCTGATTCAAGCATTTATAGCGGCGAAGATGTGGCATAAATTTTCCTTTCCGGCATGGTAATGGATTAATGATAGTTTTTCAAGGCTTCATGAATAAGGCTGTTAGAAACCAGTTCCCCGCCGAATGATCTATACTGGTCCGGCGCTAAGCAATGGTAGCATGCCACGTAGGGTTTATCGTCGCCTGATATCTCCACTGGCAGGAATTGATTTTTCCCGCATCCTACACAGTGCGCAGATAGGTTCCACTGATCCTTTGGGGATAATTTCTGGATGACGCGTTTGGGAGGAGGTTCGATCCAGAGGAACCGATCATTTCTAATATTTTTCTTGGGCTGGAAACATAATCTTCTCGCCTCTATTTCTGGGATGATTCTTGAAACCACCCTGAACCTTGTAGGGCCCATGCGTTTCACTTCCGAAGGTTTTAAAACGCTGGTCGTGTACCCGCATGCAAGCGATAAAGCTCCCCCTGTAATGGGCATTTCATGCTCCCACCAGAAATCCGACCAGACATGGTGAAGCCATTTCCGCGTTTGCGCGATATCAAGGAAGTTTGATTCCTGCATTGCCTAGGGCCCTTTCCACCATCGAGACGATTTGACTCGGATCGCCGTGTTCCTGGCGGTCCTTGCATTCCATGAAGGTCATTCCTTCGCGGCGGGAGAGACGAGCCCTCACGCGGTTATCCCAGGCCCAATACATCAGTGCTGCGCCGAATACTCTATCGTCAGTTTTGCTAGGCGGAGCTTCCACATATCCGCCGTCGATCATCAAATGCCGCATTTCGTCGATCAGATGCATGGATCTGACTTCCAGGCGGTTCGCCGTAATGCCGTCGCGGAATTTAAACAGAAGCTGTTTTCTGAGTTCGGGCGAGGATTTCCACTGCAACAGAACCGACCCTGACAGGGAATCGGCCTTCACGTAGAGGAAGTCCTTCATTTTCTTCAGGCAGTTTTTCATGCTGTCATCCGACCCCGGCGTGATCTGCGCGAGTTTTTGCTTGAGCTGTTTCAGCTCCTGAAACACCACAGCACCCGGGCCGGTGATCTCGAGATTCAGCAATACGTCCTTGTATAGCCCGGATAGATAGGCAATGACCCATGCATATTGGTACGCCGACACGGAAGGGCTCACATATTCCGCCACCTGGACTACTCTGTCGGCGTACGCGCGTCCTATACTAATAACCCCATTATCTCTGTTATCGGATGAGCCGAAAATAGGGTCAGCTCCAATCACATAAATACCCCCCTGGACGGGCGGTTCCCATATTTTCAACTCGCCGTATTTCGTTGAAGAAACGGCCTGCAATTGGGTGTCGGTAAAATTATCGGTGATCCTGAACACAAACGGTTTGCAAGGATGTTTCGACGCTTCTTTGGATATTTTCGTTAAGGTCTCCGTCGCGAAGAACGTCGAGCCCGTCGCAATAAATGCATCTTCCGGCACCCAAGGATGCTCCTGATCCATCGCGCTTTGATCGCCGGCGCATTTTGTCTCGAGATGGCATCTGTACCAGGCTATTTGTCCGGCCGTGATGTCGAAATCGTATTTTTCCTTCACTGCGGCGATACCTAATTTCTCCCTCCTGTTGAGAGGTGTTTTCACGCCCTGCGGCATGTATTTCGGATAAAGCGGATGCGTAGTCCCGTATTCATTTCGCTCGTCTCTCCACCATCCAATGAAGATCGCCCTCTGGGCTGGGGACTCTTCGGCGATCCGCCACATCTCCTCCCCGAAATTGAACCCGTTCGCCGTAGATTCAAAAATATACAGCCGGTGCTTGTAGGTTTCCGAGAAGGTCTGCCTTAACGCGTGCAGATCATCTTCCGACCCCCAGAAATTATACTCCGTCGCATGGCAATAATTACACCCTCCGGACCGGCCCATCTTATTGGTAGACGCTCTCGTACCGGCTACGAGATACCGAAACAGAGAAAGGTTTTCCAAAATCAGCATCCGCGAGTTACTGGTCCGAGCTCCAACCTTGTGCGAACCCGGCAAAGCACCCAAAAATACCTCGAGCTGGTTCCTGAACTGATCCCTAGACCCCTCGTCGTGCGTCGCAAATACCCCGTTCAACCCCGGATATTCAAACGCCCAGAACAGGTCCAAGGCTAGGAAAAACGTCGAAATACCCAACTGCCTCGCCTTTAGGATGATGAACGTCGTCACCCCCTCGCTCAGACCCTTGATTATTTCCTCGAGAACATACCGCTGCGACTCCAACAATTCAAACCGGGTAAGACCGTGATCCTTTGATTGAATCAACAACTTATCGAGGAATTTAAGAAACCGCTCCTTGGGGAACTTCGCAACCCCCCCATCCTGCCCGCGCATTGCCTTGCGCGCCGCCTTTAACGGTGATGGGAGGTTCTTCTTCGATCCCGATTTTGGCGCTGTTTTCTCAACCATTACACGTTAACCCCTTTGTCTTTCCTGTCTAAGTATGCCTGCTGCTTGCACGCCCCGGAGCAATATTTCGCGTCCTTCCTGGAAGGAGTGAACAATACGCCACAGCCAGCCCATTCGCAGTTCTTTTGCGGGGCTATCTTCGGCGGTGCGGGGGGTAACTCCTGTCCGCACTTTTTACAGATATTATGCTCCATATCCCGGGATAAGACCACAATAGCCGTAAAATAGCTAGAATTTTTTTGGGGGGGATGGGTGGGGTTGCCACTGCGCACCCTGCACGAAACCCCGGCGGAGGGGGTGGTTAGGGCCGCAGAGGGGCGCTCTGGCTCTATATTCGGCAAGGATGGCCAGGCGCGGGTAGGGCCTAGATGTGGTGCTCATAAGCCCTATAATATATATCATAATATATCTATTGATAAAAATCAGTGCTTTAAAAATCACAGAAGAATCATTATGGAAAGTCGTTTGGGGGCCCGTACTGATTTATATAGCTTCTGATTTCGGGCGTCTAATTCTCTGCGCGCGGCTCTGGCTCTAGCTTTCAGGCCGCCCCCACGATGGGAGAAAGTCGAGTCTCCCCCCCATTTAACATGGCGAGCCCCTCCTGATCAAGCGTCGTCATGGTTGAGGGTGTTGGGTGTTTGTTGTTTAGGTATAGGGGGTATGGGTCGTCTCTTGGGCGCACAGCCGTTGTTAGCGTATTCGGGTGATGGGGTAAGTTGGGGTACAGCGGGGTGGTTTTGATAGTTGTCTGGGTAGTGGGTATGTTAGGTTGGTGGGGTCTTTTGGGGATGTTGTTGGTATCTGGGGCGCAAGCACATAATCTAAGGTCATGTTATTTATGGTCTCGTTCATTTTTACCGGACGTTTGTGTATTTTGTCCTTGATTGTGTTTTTGTAGTGGTGTAATTCTGGTGGCGACGGGTACTGATGCCGGTCTAAACTTTCGGGGTTTATCATGACAGACTTAGCTTCCATTTACAGCAGACACACCTCTCTCGAGGATGTGCGTAATACCATACGCAGAGAGATCGAGCACCAGCGTGATTTCCTGAAACTGCACGACGGCACGAACGTAATCCTCCCCCTAGAGATCAAGAATCATACCGAGGGTCTTATCCATGCGTATGTGAATGTGCTCGGTTGGTTGGCGGACATCGACTAGGCGTTGCGCGCATGGGGGTTGCCATAACAGCCCTCATGTCGCAGCGCCTATGCTGCATTTAGGGAGGGATTATGAACTATTTTGAAGCATTTGTTATTTATGGTCTGCTGTTAGCGGCGTTAGGCTGTTTCGGCGTTGCCGCGCAGATCACAGACGATCAAGCCATGAAGATATGTCTCGCGCATCACAGCGAGGCTGTTTGCCAACATGAACTGAATAGATAGGGGGTTGCCATGAAAATACCCCCCATTGAAATGTTAGAGATGGCCGCCGGATCTCCTGATCTAGCCAAAACCCTGGCATGGGCTTTTGACCAATTAGGGCAGCCCTTGATAGCCGACAGCATGCGTAGAATGGAGCAGCTGGGGCTTTCTAAGATCAATCCACCCGCTGAAATATTGCCCATTAAGCCAGAATGACCACCATATCTCAGAAGAACGGCCATAAACTGCAAGCTGCCAGGTCCTTTCTTGGGCTGACGCAAGCTGAACTCGGCGCCGCTTTAGGACCAGACGGCAGAGGATATACACCAAGGGCTGTGTACGCCTGGGAGAATGGGGATCGTAAAATACCCCCCTCCGTTGAGAAGCTTATCATTATCATGGTCGAGAACAAAAAAGCCTACGATGCCATTGCCAAGCAGCTCGAACCGTCAACGCAGTACCCCGATCTTGTTAACGGGGTATAGTTCATGCAGCGGCATGGCGTGATATTCCCGGTAGTGCTGTTGCTTCGCCCGTGGGTTTTTCTCTATTGGCTTTGGCCTGTTGATAGCTTTCATGTCGATCTCTATTAGATGCTCCTCAAATAGGTTCTTTAGAGCGCTTCTTACGAGCTCGGTTCTCGTGATGCCCGTTTGATGTTGAAGTCTCTTAAGCGCGAGCATCTCCGATTCTGGAAGATTGAGAGTCATGCTAACCCTATACTCGGTGTGCTTTTTCATAAATCATTTCCCCATAATGCTGAATAGCGGCTTCTGCTTATCTTCTTTCTCATAAACGGCGAATTCTTCAAAGAATGGGCCTTTCTCGTTCATCATCAAGCCAGGAACTGTCTCAGAACCAACATTGCACCACCCCGTATAGCGAGTGTCCATCATTTCAAACCATGCTTGCGGCTGTGATAAGTCTTTGCGGTGGATCTGGTAAACCTGATCGAAAGAGAGCCTTATTCCTTCCCCCCCCCGGGTATTACCGTCTTGGTTGATTTGCGCCATTACCATCGCCCATATCCCAAGTTTGCGGCAAATATCGGCGATCCATTGGGCCACATCACCGGAATGCTCCGCTTGTGTTAGTCCTTTTGGCTTTCCACCCACCAACTGCCAATAATCTAGAATGAACCCCTTAATGTCGTAACGAACCTTAGCCAGCCCGACGGCGTTTTTTAGTTCCTCGAAGGTAATGCCTGGCCGGTCGTAATAAATAGCATTTTTCTGCATAGAACGAGCTGTTTCTATCACTTTACCGGCTAACAGGTGCCTATCCTTGGAACGGAACGCGCTCGGATAAACATTCATTTTACGGGCCAAGCACCGCTGGTGGACTTCGTTCTCGCCCATCTCACCACAGATGAATAAATGGGGTAAACCTGCTTCATTTAGGTTATAAGATACTGTACTTGCTAAAATAGTCTTGCCTACTTTCTTCCGCGCAGCGAAGCCGTACGCTTTACCTTCGTAAAATCCTCCCCCTAGAGCGCTATCCAGCCTGCTTAAGCCAGTAGGGGTGCAGGGAAGGTCTACTTTCATCTGTACGGCGATATTTTCGGCAACTACGTGGGCATTGTGGAACTTAGATGACCCCGATAACGATACCAACTCGCTAGCGGACTTCAAATCAGACAACGCCTTTCCAACATCTCCGCCGCCAACCAGATCGGCCGCAATTGATTGGCAGCTCTCGATTAGTGATTTTCTGTTGGCAAGTTCAATGACTTTATCAGCCAGCGTGCCAATATTGACGAGGCTGGAACTGGCTGAAACACAGGCGGCAACCACGCTTGGGTTTTGGGTTAGGCTGGCGATATTGACGGCGCCGGTCGATGCTATCTGCTTAAAAATATCATCAAATAAATCGGCGTAAATATCCACTTGAAAATGGCTACCACGAAGGCTTTCAACGTGTTTTATGGCGACAGGATGGCAAATGAGGGTGCCGATAATTTGCTGCTCTGCGGTGGCGTCGTTCATAGCATCCTCACGTTCTGCATAGTGGCTTGTTTTGTAGACTTTGGCTGGCAAGACTCCCACTCGAAGGCATTTCGGTAAGCAGCCACGTAATCAGCGTATTTTTTCCCCTTGGATTGGCAGTAATTGCGGAATTTCTCGAGAATAGCGACAGGATCGTGGTCGATGTAGGTGCCTTGGGATCGCTTTTCTGTAAGCCATGGTTCGATGTGAGAAACGGAAAGCTCTTCAAAGCTAATTTTTCTTTGTTTATTTTCTTTTATTTCTTCTTTAGGTTTAGGTTTAAGTGTAGGTTTAGGGGCATTGCCACAGGCAGTTTCTTCTGCATTGCCATGGTATCCGTCTTTTTCTTTATTCCACCGTATATTAGCTCTTTCGGTCTGTTTTTTGCTCTTGTTAGAAACGTAATTGTGCTGCTCTGACAACCTCTTTTGTGACCACCAATTAGCTGTGCTCGAAAAGAACTCATTTAGGATGGGTAAAATCTCCGTTTCGTAATCGCGCTGAAATTTACGTGCCAGCCAAATAGGGTCGGCGGGTAGTCGGCATCCAGGATTGCGCCATGTCTGTATTAAAATACGCATGTAAAGCCCAAACTCTGCATCCGAAAGGTGAACACAATCGGCCACTACAGCGTCGGTGAACAGAGGTAAGGAGGGAAAACTAGCCATAATATGACTTTCGCAAGAGTGAAGGGAGCGCCGTAGACCACTCTTGCGAAGTAAACCTGACGGCGCTCCCGGGAAGAACGGACAACTTTCGGGGAACCCGAACTCCCCTTGCTTTTTCAAGCTGGCTAATCCTTGCGAAATTTTTACCGTGTGTCCAGAAAATTTTATGTGTTTTTTAAGCAACAGGAGTAAGCATATCCTCGACCTGTTTTAACAAATCGCGTTGCGCCCCGTATCGCCGTTTGAATTCCTTTGGCGTCTGGTGGTAGCCAACTTCTCTCCAACGTGCCCAGCCGGTCAAATCGTTGGCTTTGATATAGGGCAGCGGATAACGCAAACCTGTGCGATGATGTATTGTGCACAATGGGATCACCCGTAAATGATTGCGATCTCGGTTGTGAATATCAATGATATGCTGAATTTCGGGTGGTGTGCCTATGAATCCGTTGTTGCGGCACACCACACATCCAAGGGCGGCAACTCGCCCCATATGGTCTTTTTCTGCCTTCGTGGTCACTAATCGGCCAACCCACCTGAGAACAGCGCTAACTGACCGTTCTTCTCGAGGTAGATATTCACCAAAGCGCGGGTATCTGTAGCAATGGGCTTCTTGAGGTGTTTGACTGTCTCTTTCAGTGCTTTCACGTCTACGCCGGCATTGCGAGCCTCGTCGTAGACGCAATTGCGGTCGCCGCGCAGGTTGTCCATATCGCCACTAAGTTTAAGCAGCCGTGCAGTGAATTTCTTCACATCCACATTAGACGCGATTTTGTATACTTCGTCAGGTGCGGGTTTCTCTTTGCGTTTAGCCATTTTAAACTCCTTTGGTTGGTTGGTACTTACGGGTGCGACCATGATGGTTTCGCGAGAATTCTGTCTTTGTTTGCCTCGAGTTCGGCGGTGTTATTGCGAACGAATAAATATACGCCGCCTTTAGATAATACAAGTTTTTGTCGTTCTATCTGCTCGGGCGACGCTTCGTTACGGCCGAATTTGCACTCTACTTCGATAAATCTCCCGTGCGGAGAGCAAGCCAAGATGTCGCCGCTACCCTTAAGCCCGAATCGGATGTAATGCCCCTTATCGGTTTTTATGGCCCCGCTGTTGTTACGGTGTGCGGCGCAACCCCACAGCAGGAGAAGTCTGATGCAGGCATTGACGACTTGGCTCTCACTCATCCTTCTTGCCCTCTGCCTGAAGTAGCTCGAGCAGCCTATCGAGCATATTGCTCATCGAGCGGCTTTCTCTAGATGCTTGCTTGCGGAGCCAGTCTAGATTGCTTTGTTCTAGGGTAAATCCACAATTGATACGCGCCATATAATTTTCTGAAATTTTCTGTTGACTTATTATTTGTATGGTATATTTCTTGGGGATTGTCAAATAGCAATTTTCGGGGGTGTTTATGAAATACTACGTCAATCTTTATCTGGCACCGGAATCTTTACCGTTGGCGCACCAGGACAATATAAAAATAGGTTGGCTGTGCAGATCCCGTGAGGAGGCGATGAAAGAGGCCATAAACCGGCAATTCTTTAGGCCCGAGGCAAAGCGGCAAGAATATGTTGGCACGCTTAACGACCCTTTCGCTACCAATTATATTCGTGCCAGCCTAAAAGAGGCCGCTGCCGGCATAGCGGATATGAAATATAACTTAATCCCTGTGCCCGAAGATTTTGACGACTTCGAGGAAGCTTACCGCGCTTATAAAAACGCCCCTGATCAGAGCTTCAAATGCGCGCGCGAATAGAGATGATCATCGCGGTTATTTTCTTTGTGGTTCTGCCCGTATTAGGCATTGCCGTAATCGTAAAAAACATTTTGGGGGTAAAATGACATCCTTCGAGCGCACGGTAGTATTTTCCGCTGTCTTTATGGTCAGTGTGGTGGCGTTGGTCGGTTGGCATGCGGCTAAGGTTGAACGGGAGATGGAGGGGAGAGGGAGATGAGCAAGGTAAAAACAACCACAGACGGCTCTAAGATATTCAAATGTCCAGGATGCGAAGATTATCACGTCATAAACATCACGCCTGGCACTCGACCATGTTGGGGCTTCAACGGCGATCATGACAAGCCAACATTCACCCCGTCGATTCTGGCGTGGTGTGACTGGAAAGAGGATGGCAAGGAATTTTGTCATTCTTTTGTAACCGAAGGGAAAATTCAGTTCCTTGGAGATTGCACCCACCCGCTAGCAAACCAAACGGTTGATATTCCCGAATGGCCTCACGCTGATGGAGAATTTGGAGGAGTAGTATGACCACAGAAGCACAGATGCGGGAACGGGTACTGAAATTCCCAAAAAACTTTTGTTGGGAGACAAATGGTCAGCTTGCCGAGCTTATAAAGCAGGCTGAAGAATGTTTGCCGTATATAGAAGAAAATAGCATTGGTTATTATTACTATTGGATGCTGCAAGTATTGAAGCAACAAGCCGCCCTCGCCAGCCTTCCCCGCATGACAAAGAGGGAGATTTACGAAATCATTGCTTATCAATTGCATGGTGATTGTTCTGGGCTAACGGATGGGGTTGACGATCTGGTAGCCAAACTGCCGCATATCGTGAAGGAGACTGTATGACCAATAACCCGGAAGGCATATCAGCGGAGACGGTGGAGGCTGTTGGCGCGATTGTTCGTGACGGATTCAATACAGGCATTGAACCGGGACGAGCGCGGTGGAATTATGTCGATAAAGAAGATTCTGAGAGAATCGCTCGCCATCTCCTCGCATCCGGCGAGGTCGTGCTGCGGAAGGATGTGGAGGAAGTAAAAGGCGATGCGCTTGCTGACTATTATTATTATTATTAGCGAGGTTTTGCAGCCAACGCAGCATTACTAGAAAGTATGGCAGGGACTCTGCGCTACATTCTGGTGCAGGCAAAAGCGAATCATCCGGGGTTTAACCAAGTCGCCGCAGCTAACGCAGAGCAAGCCCTCGCCAAATTCACCAAGCCGGGAGACAAGCAATGACCGATAATGAACAGGTGGAGCGGGAGGCTTTGAAACCTTGTCCGTTTTGTGGGGCAAAAGCTTATATAGAGCAAGGTAAATCTGAGCCGTGCCAACTTCACGGTGAGCGATCAATTACGTATCGAGTTGTTGCGATGCATACCAATCCGAAATTCAGCAATGAATCGAATGCAAAACGTAAGGATTGCCATATTAGGCCGGCTGTTACTAGTTATTCAAGAGAAGATGCTATTAAAGCATGGAACACCCGCGCCAATCTCGAAAGCAAAACCGACAGCCACGTGCAGGCGCTGGTGGAGGCT